AAGGTGTGGGGAAAGGAGCATGGTGTGCTAAACTTCAACACCCAGATCCGCCGCCATGTTCGCCAGGTCTACCGGAGATCAGATGGAAAGGTCTACGACTTGGTGACCGACGGCAACTTGCCCGAGGGCACCAGAATGGTGTTCTTCAACGGCAAGTATGATCCCAGCCAGACAAATCTCCAGAGGGACTACCCTTGGATAGGAGATCTTTGGAATGGCTGAGCCATACAAGTGGTCCCTGCGACCAGATTCGATTCTTCACAATATCCACCGGCAGGAAGATGATCCTGGCTACATGAAGACCATTTGTGGGGTCCAGGATGTGATCTGGACAATACTGAATGTCGACCTTAACGGCTACATCCCTCAGGACAAGTTGGACCAGCTGAATGACCTGCTGTCCAAAGCCTATTCTATGGGCAAGCGGATGGACTTCAGGCTGAGAGAATACTTCAGATTGGTCAACAAAGGAGTGGAAGGTGCCGAGTCCTCCGAGTTCGTGAAGGAAGTTGAGGAGGAGTACTTTCCGCCCAACAAGAAGGCCGCGCTGAAAAGCAAGGAAAAGCCCAAGAAAAAGAAGGGTCTTTACAAATGAAAAAGATCGCTGTTGGATGCTTTCTTTGGGGAGAATGGCCTGAGGATAATCCGTCCCTGGGCAGGGAGTATGTCAGAAAGCTCAAGAACTCTGTAGACAGGAATGCTACTGCTCCTTATGACTGGTTTGAGTTTGGTGACTATGGGACTCCTTTGACGAAGGAATTTCGAGGCTACCGGTGGAACCTGAAGAAGATGTTCATGTTCTCGGAGGAGTCTGGTCTGAGAGACTACGACTGGGTGGTAATTCTGGATCTGGACATAGTGATCATAGGGAATCTTGATTTTCTGCTGGAGTATCAGTCGAGCCACCTGGTCACCTGTAGAGGAGCCTACCAGTGGCAGAAACCTGGCGGAAGCATAATAGGCTTTGATCCCAAGAGGGATTGGTGCGAAAATCTGGTCCTTTTCCTACGAGACCACAAGACCATGGTCGAGAAGGAGACCAGAGGGAGTGAACGCAAATACTACCACATGATGTCGGGGGATATGGTGTTTGGTGAAATCCGGTATTGGCAAGACCTGTTCCCAGGCAAGATAGTGAGCTACAAAGTCGATGGGTATGTCCCAGAGGCTAGCGTGGTGAGGTTCCACGGAAAGCCACGCCCACACCAAGTGAAGGAGTTTTGGCTAGAGGAGAATTGGAGATGATGAGAGTTCTTCACAAGAGCTGGGGAACCAAGACTGAGCTGTTCAAGAATGACCTGTGCGAGGTGTCCGTCCTTCAGCTCAACGAGAATCGGCGATGTTCCTGGCACAGGCACCGAAGCAAGTGGAACCAATTCTATGTGCTACAAGGCTCCATCGTGGTAAAGACCGAGGATGGTGAGTCGGAGATCAGGACCGGACAGGTATTCACCACCAACCCAACCCAGTGGCATGAGTTCCGCACCCCAAAGGAGCCTGCCCTTGTCCAGGAGATAATGTACGTTAGGTATGACTGCGAGGACATCGAGAGGGAGGACAAGGGCGGCACCCTCTGCGATCATGAATGGGTGGATGTGACCAACTGTGGTGATCCTGAGTGGGTCTTCCACTGCCCAAGGTGCGGGATGTGGAAAAGGGAACCCAGGAAAGGGAGTTTCAATCATGCATGATGTGTTCACAGACCTAACCGATCGTCCTGTGATCGTCACAGGCTGTGCGAGATCTGGAACCAGCCTCATAGCTGGCATCTTTCATGCTTGTGGGGCTTGGATGGGAAAGGTGACCGGACCGACCCGATGGAACAAGAAGGGTCAGTTTGAGAATGAGGCCATACGGGACTGCCTCACCAAACCCTATCTCAAATCCATAGGCTGTGATCCTATGGGCCAGGACCCTCTTCCTGGTGCTGATGCGGTTCTTGTAGAGCCCAACTGGAGAAGTAAGGTTATCAAGACCATAAAGTCTGAGGGATACACCGGGGCTGATATATGGGCTTTCAAGGGAGCAAAGGCCTGTTTGATGTGGCCGGTCTGGTACTCAGCTTTCCCAGAAGCCAGATGGGTAATAGTCAGGCGGGACGACGAGAAGATCATCGACTCCTGCATGAAGACCTCCTTCATGAAGAAGAGGAACACCAGGGAGTCGTGGCAGGAATGGATTGATCACCATAAGATCTGTTTCCAGCAGCTATATGAATCGGATGCTTATGTCTACGAGGTGTGGTCAAAAGATCTGGTTGAAGACCCGATCAGGGCAAAGCCCCTGGTGGAGATAGTGGGACTTCACTGGGATTATGATGCTGTGAGGGAGTTTGTCTCGCAGGAGCTTTGGAATGGGTAAGACGTGGCCGGCGACACTGGAGGCTAGGCTGAGAGTAAGTCTAGGAATGTGTTCTGTCCCAGGCTGTCCCTGCGAGAGGAGCAAGGAAAACAAGTGGTTTTGCGACAAGCACCGTTTGAATGTCATCGAAAAGAGAAGGAGACAGAGAGCCATGAAGAAAAGACTGTTACTTGCTGGGATGGTGGGTGTGCTGTGCCTTATTTTTGCGGCATCGGCAGCCACCGCCCTAAATACGCAGTGGAGAGGGCGGACAGTGGATATAGCCAAAAGCTCCATTCAGACAGAGAGCAAGGCCATAACCGCTGGAGCAGGGCTGTTCTACGGGATCATCGTCAGGACGGATGGGACCAACGATGTTACCCTCAATGTCTACGATGGAAAGTCTGCTGCCGGCACCAAACTCGTCCCGACCAACATCGTAATTGATGGAGCCTCTTATGTTCAAGGTTGGTCCTTCTCGACCACTCCTGCTATCACCTACACAGGCGGCATCTATGTGGATGTGTCTGTAGCTGGGGGAGGAGCTTGCTCCTATCAGGTGTTCTATTACACTCTTCCATAACCGAGAGGAGTATAGGAAATGGCCAACCGGGTTACTGGAGATGAGGTTAAGGAGATTATTGGCACTTCTCTTACGGCTTCAGAAATAGCTCCTATGATAACTGCTGCCAACATCTTGGTTACAGCTAGGTGCGCAAGTGCAGGCTATTCTGTTGCCGTGCTGAAGGAGATAGAACGATGGCTTGCAGCCCACTTCATCACTGCCCGGGATCGCAGCACTTCCCTCTCCAGCAAGACCATAGGTGAGGCCAGTGAGACCTATTCTCAGAGCCAAGCCAGCTCCTCCTATGCTCTTGGTTCTTCTCCCTATGGCCAGCAAGCGCTCCTGTTGGATTATTTGGGATGTTTGACTACTCTTGGAAAGCAGAAGGCAACCCTAAAGTTCTACGGCGCCACTCACGAGGAATTTGAGTGATGAACTTTGAACTGAACCAGACTGCGGTGTATTGGGAGAGGGGAGCTCCGGACGGCTATGGGGGCTATGCCTGGGAAGATCCGGTGGAGATAGAATGTCGGTGGGAGGATGCAAATGAGCTGTTCCTGGACGCTTCAGGGGAGCAGCGGGTATGCAGGGCGAAGGTGTTCTTGGGTCAGGATGTCAAGACTGGTGATTTCTTGTATCTGGGAGACTACGATGATATAACCAGCGCCTCTGGCTCTCCGGCCAGCATGGAGAGCGCCTTTGAGGTTAGGAGGTTCGACAAGATCCCAGACTTGGCTGGAACCGAGTTTCTGCGGAGGGCCTGGGTATAATGGCGGCAAAAGTCAAAGTGTCCGGCTTGGATACCATCATCAAGAACCTGAACAAGGAAGTTGCCAAGATAGAGGGCAATGTTCAGAAGGGCCTCACCATAGCTGGCCTGTTCATCAAAGGACGCTCGATGGACAAGACTCCCGTTGATGTGGGTAATCTACGAGCCAGCCATTATCTGGTGTCGGGTGATGGAACCAAGAGCGAGGAGACAGGCTTCCGTCCAGACAGATCCGGGAGCAACCGGGTTGCGGATGAGCACAGCGGCCACATTCAGGAGGCCTCCGTCCGTATACGGACCAAGAACAAGCCATTCATAGAGATCGGTTTGACCGCCTTCTATGCCGAGCACGTTCATGAAGATCTTGAAGCACGACACCCCACTGGTGAGTGTAAATTTCTTGAGAAGGCCATCACCCAGAACTACAAGAAGACCGTAGACACCGTAAAGAGGTTTGCAAAGGTATGAGTAATATAATCACAACTTACACTGCCGCTAGGGACGTAGCTGCCTTGCTGTCCTCTCTTGGGTATGGTGCGATTGGGACGGACCTATTTGTGTGGAAGGAGCCAGATGACCCCGCCTCCGTCAAGGATGAGGTTGTCACCGTCTATGATACCGGCCAGTTTCAGCCTTCTGAGCTTAACTATAGCTACGAGTACCCGACAATTCAGGTGCGTGTTAGGGGAAAGCCTGGTAAGTACCAGGCAGGAAAGACCAAGGTAATGGAGCTTATGAACGCTCTTCATGGATATGTTGGAGTGGTGGGTTCCACGTATTACCATCTCATCAAGGTTGCCCACGGCATCACCGATCTGGGCGAAGACGACAGAGGAAGACCAAGATGGACTTTTAACTGCGAGATCCAAAGATCATCGTAAAAGGAGGCAACAACTATGGCTGGAAACACCAGTGCTTTTGTACCTATCGGAACCCAGTTCAAGCTCGGAGATCAGCACAGTGCTGAGACCTTTGTTGCTGTGAGTGAGGTCAACAGCATCTCGGGCTTGGGCTGGACGAGAAACATGATAGAGACCACCACCCTGGACACCACCGG